TTATATTTTTTTAAGTCTTGATATAGTAAAGCAATTCTTTCATCTTGTACATTAGAAGGTTTTAAATACTCTGCTTGATAAGCTTTAGCTTGAGTTTGTCCCATATCTAAAGGCGTTTGATTTAAATTAACAGCAGCTGGTAATTGACCAGTATTTTTAATAGCTGTAGTTCCACCACTTCCACTAAATGTTTCTATTACTTTTTCTATATTTTTTAATTTTTTTTCTAAATCATCTTCTGATTCTTTTTCTTTATCTTTAGTTTCTGTTTTAATAACTTCAGATGTAGATTCATCAATAGTTTTTTCGTCATCCGTTTTATCTAATACTATTGGTGTGACTGATTCTTGTGTACTTTTTTCTTTTTCATCTTCTGAGTTAGTATTTGAAAAATCAGGTTTGACTTTAAGATCAATATTTTTTAAAGCTTCACCAGTATTTTTTAAAAAATCTAAATTAAATTCCATAGTTTTATGAGGGCCCGAAGGCCCTCTTTTAAATTATTATGCTATTGTAAATGTTCTTTGTAGACCATTATCTTGTGCATAAGTAACAGAAGTTGTTATAGCTCCTGTAGTACCATCACCACTTGCACCAGTAAATACTCCTACAACTTTAATATCAGATGATCCAACATTCGACATTAAACCTAAAGCAGCAGCAGATTGTGATGATCTACCTAAAGCTTTACAATTTGCAGCAGCCGTGAAAGCTGTTGCATTCGAAGTTGTACCAACAGAAAAAGTTGCCGTACCAGTATCATTAGATACTGTTGTAACATCAACGTGTACAAATAACACTTGTGAATTAGCTGGAATTACTGCAACATTAGTATTAGCAGTTGCTCCAGTTATATTTATGTCTTTACCCTGTACCATTGTTACATGGCCAGTATTTCTTACATTAGAACCTAAAGTAGTTCCAGTTGTTTCGTTAATCGTTCCCGCTTTAATCGGTCCCGAAAATGTAGTTGTTCCCATAGTCTACCTCCTTAGTAGTCTGCTTTCGCAGTCGTAGGGTTAAACACTAGGCGTATTGCTACGCCTAGTATTAAGATTTTATTATGCTGCGCCTTCAGATCCGTATACACCTCTCCAGTCTGTAAAACCGAAGCTGTATCTTTCTCTGACTTTGTATCTTAGATTACCAGTTTCAAAATCGCCTTCAACAGCTTTTTTGATTGGTGCTCTAACAAAGTGTTTCATTCCATCTGGGCAATCAGTTAATATGAAATATTGATCAGGGTCAGTAAATCTTTGATTTACTAGAACACCTTCAGGGATCACACCCATCTTTCTCATTGCGTTGATGTCATTGTCAGCAGTTCCTGGTCTAAGATTAGACTTAAGGATTCTTTCTGCAATAAACACCAATTGAGGTGGAACCGCAAGTTTTCTTCCTGATAATGCAATAGGTATGCTTCTATCATCAACAGCAGTTGAGATTTGTACTAAAAGTGTCTCTAAAGACGTTTCAGATAAATCCGCAGGTGTTGCTAAGATGTTAGATGCTGTACCACCGCCACCAAGTGGGTGTGAACCATCAAGTAAAGCTTGACCGTCACCACCTAATGAAGTAGTTGTTGCATTATTAAAGATGTTTGCACCTTTGATCTCTTTAGTATGTTGCATTGATCTTGCTAGTGCTCTTGCGTATTTAGCGCCTAGAGAACCGTACAAGCCATCTTCTTCAGCTTCTTCTGTGATAGCAAAAGCTAAAGCGACAGTTTCGTGCACATATCTTGAGACAAAGCCTTCTCTGCCAGAATCATAATTGATCATGGCACCTTCAGCTTTTGTTGGTGCAGCACCGAATCCGATCATTTGTACATCTTCTTCGAATGCTTTCATTGATTGCTCTGTAGAATATAATGATCTCCATTGTTCTGGATATCTGTCATATTCCATACCAAACACGGTATTTAAACCTAGATTGAGCTGTTTGGTAAAAAGTGCTCTATTTAAAGCCATTTTTTAACTCCTATTATTAAGGTTATATACCAGCGTTCTGAGCACCATAGAAAGATAGATTTATTACTACTTCTACATCTGCATCAGCCCCAACTGCATTATTTGGATAATCAATTAATCTTAGTATTCTCAAAACTTTGCTTGTTGCAGCAAGAGTTGAGATGTCTAATTCATCAGTTGAGTGTCCATAAACAGAATTTAATGTTCCAATAGTAACATTTGCAAGTTCTCCAGCGTTGGTTGCTGCAAAAGTTCCATTACATTGAACTCTGTAGGTTATATTTGGATCATCGTACACATAAGCTTTAGCAACAGCCGCATCCTTAGTTACTGTAGCAGTGGTCCAAACTTTTTCAAATCTAACATTGCCATCGGTATCAATATACTCAACGCCATAAAAAACACCTAGAGCTGTTCCGCCCGCTGTGCCTCTTATAAGTGTACCACTTGAATTAAGTGTTACAATATCTCCTGATGCCATTGAACCTGTTTGTCCATTAGCAATAGGATATTCGTTAGGTCTGATAACGCCGCCTGTTAAATGTCTTAGTGGGACAAATCCCACAGGTGCATTTACATTTGCCATTTTTTAGTCTCCTAGTTTAGTTTAATTGCCGTCCGAACTAACTGTTGACTTAAAAGTTCTTTGAATAGGTTGACCTGGTGTTTCTGCACGGTTCATGTCTTGTTCGACTGATGTCATTAAATTTTCAGTCATCTGAGCATAATACTCGTTTCTTTGTTTTACCATGTTTGTAGGCATTTCACAAAGTACCATTCCTTCTATTCCTATATGCCCTGCAAATCTGCCATGTTCAATCGTTGGAAAATGTTGAATTTCCTTGACCGTTTTAGGATCACGAGGTACCCAACCTTCTCTCAACCGTTTAGCTACATTCGTAGGAGTTTCCTGTCCTAATACCATTGTTGCAATCCATCTTTGACTGAACCCTGGTCTTGCTTCAGGAGCTTCTAATAAGTTACTCGGTCGCCAATTCGAAACTTTTGCTTTTTCAGCTCTAGTTTCATTGTTTATTTTATTATCATTATTTTTCATGTCAGGCTCCTTTCTATTGTCCTGTATCGCTAAAGCTTTTTACTTCTTTAGCAAACCGTTTTAGTGCTGCTTCATCATTAATGTTAATGCCAAAGTTTTTAGCAGTGGCAAGATCATCACTGGTTAGCTTAACTCTATTACTTGATGATCCTTTTTTACGAGATACACCAGCAACTGGAGATTGCACTCTATTATTTTTTTGTACTACATTTTGTTCCGTTTTGGAAGTGTTTTCTTCTGATTTATTAAAATAAGGAAGACCACTCGCTTTTAATCTTTTAGTCATCTCATCATAATATCCAGGATCATGCACGTCCCAACCTTCTTCTGTTAATTCAGCATCAATTCCATAAGCCATAGCTGTTTCTTTTCTATAACCAGGTTTATTAAACCATGTTGAATTTTCTTTAACCCATTCGGTGGCTAAAGGCGGAGCTTTTCTTTCAGTTTTTTCAGCTGGTTTAGGTACTCTTGCAGCATAATCTTCTGTTTTAGTCATTTGACTACGAATTTCTGCCATACTTTCATACAATTTAACTTGTTTGTCAGTATTACCTTCTTCTATTGCTTGTTTTAATTCATTAGAAACACTAGAAAGTTGATTACTTAATGATTTATTAGCTATATCATATGTCTTTTTTTCCATTTTAGACATTCTTTCTTCCATTTCGACAAGTTTTTGTTCTGCTTCTGCTCTTTTAGCTACTTCTTTCTGGATTCTTTTACGAACTTTAACAGAATAAGGCATATCATCCGAATATTCTGGAACTTTTTTTTCTTCCAGTTTAATCTGTCTTTCGTTTTCGTAAGTTTTATCTACATCTGGTTCTTTTTCTGTAGATTCAGTAGAAGTTTCTTCTTGTTGTTGTTGTAGTTTTTCTAATGGATTTAAAGGTATATCTACCTCTTGTCCTTCTACTACTTCATCAAGTTTAACTTCTAATTCTTCTTGTTTTTTTTCGTTCTCGGGCATAGTTTCTCCTATGTTGTCATTAACTATTGTTAATGTATGTTATAATTGTTGAGTTACTACTTCTGGATTTTCCAAAGTTGCAATAATCTCATCATCATTTAATAACACCATTTTTACTTTTTGTACAGAAATTCTAGCTCCTGCATATCTACCAAAAATGACCCAATCTCCTACTTTACACCAAGGTTTCTTTCTATCACTATAACATTCATCGCCCATAGCTATTACTTGACCTACACTATTTAAGTAAGATTGATCATCTTTACTAGAATCCGTTAAAATTATTCCACCTTTAGTTTTTTCTATTACACCTCTAGGTCTTATTAATATTCTATAACCTACTGGTTGTGGTATTTTTTCTGGTGTTGGAACATCATTATCTGTTGCCCATGATTCATTATTAATCATTTTCTATATCTCCTCCTTTTTTATATTGTTCTATTGTTTCATTTATAATACTAAAAGCTTTATCTAAACCTTGTCCATATCCATAGACACGTTTAAATTCCGATATATTATCTACACCTTTATTTAATAAATTTTGTGATAATTCTTGTTTATGATCTTTTATTTTTTTTTTGATCGCTTGGATCAGTCGTTCCATTATTTCCTTTTCTAAAAAAATTTAATGTTTCATCAAAGTTTTTTTTTAATGTATTTGAAGCAATAGCAAATAAATGTGGTTTAACTGTTTTAATAGAAATGTTTTTATTTTCTAAAAACTTTTTTGCTTGTCTTATTACTTCTGGTTTTGCAGCCATTAATCTTTTTTCTTATCTTCCCTTGCAACTTTACTTGCAACCTCTACTATCTTCGCTTTAGATTCAGCATCTTTTCTCATGTTTTGTTTTTCACTTTCTTTTACACCTTGCATAAATCTAGCTTTTCTAATATTTAATTCTTCAGCTTTAAGTTGTAGTTGAGCTTGATCTTTTTGTGTTTCTAATTGTTGTTTTTGTTCTTCTTCATTAGGTGGCATACTACCCATTAATTGTTGCGCAGCTTGTGCAGCAGTTGCTGCTATTCTATTTTCTTCTTCAATACTAATTTCTTGTGATGGTTCATCCATCAATTCTCTATTAAAATCTCCTGAAGAAATAGGATTACCAGGAGGAACAGATGCTTGCATTTGTTGTTGATATAAATAAGCCATGTGTTGACCAATGTGAGCTAACATTGCTGGATATAATCTTTCTTTAGCTTCAGGGTTTCCACCAAACCTTGGATCTTGAATAAATTGTGAGTGTACAATTATATGAGCTTGATGATCTTGATCTTCAAATACTTTAATAGGTTTACCATTTAATAATGCCATATTTTCTGATACTGGATCACGTCTAGGTGTTTCTTCATCTTCTATCATTAAATCCATATAGTCAGGAATATTAAGAGCTTGTAAAAATCTTCTTGTTGCTTCTTTAACGTCTATAATATCAGGAGAAGATTGTGCTAATTGCATACCTGTTTGAGCCAAAGCTATTCTTTGAGCTTGTGAAAATATATTAGGATCAGAAACTGGAACTACACTAATAGATTGTGTAAAATCTTTTCTTCTAATTTTTTTATTTTCTCCAATTACTTCAAAAGAATATTCATCATCTAAATATTCTCCATTTAATTCATATATTAATTTAAATTCTCTACCTTGTGCTTGATGTATTCTTTTATGAATAGCTGAAAATACTTTAGATCCTTGTTCTATTAAAGCAATAGTAGTTCCAACTGGACCTGATCCAGCTGAATCACCAATCATAGCATCAGCTATTGATGCAAAACGTCTCCCGGACTCTGTTAATACTCCTAATAATTGAAGTAAAGTAGGAGAAGGTTCTTTGAAAGGGAGAGGGATAAAACTCTTTCTCAGATCATCTCCATATGCTTCAACTTCTACCCATTCACCAGGTGAAACTGTAATGTCTCCACCTTCTATTCTTGCTCCTTTAGCTCTAAATCCTCCATTGAGGTTGGCAAAGGCAGCTGAATCTAGTAATGCTCTTAAAGCACCAGTGCTGGCATGTTGAAGTCCGCCGATCATTTGAATAAGACCAAAGCCATAAAAGCCTAAGCCCGGAAGATATTTATAATGTACAAAATATGTTCTTTTTCTTTTTAAAGAATCATCTTCTTTCCAATTTCTTCTAATTGATAAAACTCTTTGTGAATCATAATCAACTGTAACTATATAAGGTAATTCTAATTCATTTTGATCTTCACCTAAATCTAAATTAGCATGTATTTCTAAAACAGTATGTATTTTATCTGCCATACTTGGTGTCATACCTTCTAATCTTTGTAAAGTTTGTTCAACCATATCACCAGTATTAGGATCACCACCTGTTTCTGCTTTAGTTAAAGGTATATCTTTAAATGTACCTGATACTTGTTGTTTTCTAATATCATTACGAGTAAGTTTCATAACTTGTGTGTATCTATCAGCAGTTTCTAAATCTGTGTTTTCCATAGAGATTACAAAATCTTCCGCTGGTACAAATTTAGAACAAATCCTGTCTAATGTATTATCAAAATATATTTTTTTAAAAGCACTACCTGCAAGAGCTAAATAAAATAACATTTGATCTAGTTCATTAAAATAATCTGGTATTTCTTGTGTAACTTGAAAGTTCATAAAATCTTGAACTCTTTGTGCTTGTTCTAATTTTTTATCTGTAGTTTTACCAATAATTTGTGTTTTAACAGGACCACCTGCAGGAAACATTTCAGCAATAGCTCTAGCTTGAAATTGAGTTGCAGCTTCAGCGAGTAATGGATGATGAACCCCTGAAGCTCCCGGAAACGGATCTTGTCTTTCTTCGACAACTACACCTAACATTCTTAAACCTTTAGAATATTGGTCTTCCCAATTTTTACGAGAGCTTTTATCATCTTCATAAGCTCTTACTAATTGTTTGCCTATAAGATTGATTTCAGTTTCAGGTAATTCTTCAGCTAAATTAGAATAATGATTACTTTCAAAAGCATCTTCTTCTTTTTCAGTTTGCTCTTGATCAATATCTACATTTACTTTTTCACCATTCTCATTTGTAAATTGTAGTTTTTTTTTATCTAATTCAACTTCCATTATTTTTTCTTCTTCTTTTTTGCTATTTTACTTCCATACTTTTTAGACCAGCTTTTTGCTATCTTTGGATTATTTTTAAAAAGATAACGTCTTTGTTTTTCTGATCTAAAAGGCATTAACTTTTAGCCGTTTTAGCAGAGTC